TTTGCTGACCAGACTGGTTGTTGCTTTGTTTGATGGGAATGCATTCGTAGATGTCCATTTCCATTACAGTAGCGCCTTCATTGGCGATAGTGATGTCTTGACGATAAGAAGCAATGTTGATCTTAGCAGTAGTAGGGAGACCCTCTTGAGTTACAATAGCAGAGAGCTCTTGAGCAAAGTTACTAGCAGCAGTTTTGAGTGCCCCATCATTGGTCATTGCAGAGAATTCCAAGATGCCTTGAAAACCAGACCCTGAGGAGATGGTGTCATTAGCAGGGAACATCATAGTACGGAGACCAAGATCAAGCTGATTAAGAGCACGGTGCTTGCGAATAGAGCGCTTCCAGGCTCTTTTTCTCTTGCGAGGCATGCGCCTCTTGCGGTACATCATAGAGACGTCCTTTTGTACGGTGGAGATCCTGGAACGTCGGCCAGGTCTCTTGGTACGGGTGTAGCTTCGTGCATACCTTCGTGCCACACGAAGGGCAGTACGTGCGACGACGGGTGCAAATGCTTTGCCCCATGAACGTTTGCCGTATTTCACCATTAATAAGATTAAAGAAATTAAAATGATAACCTTTAAGAACGGGATACGGTTAATAAACAGACCGGGATACGGATAACAGGGGGGGCTGTGCAGATTGTGGAGCTAAAGCTCCTCGCAATGCTGCACAGAGGTGTCGGGTAATACTAGGCCGACACCCTCTGTGCACTTAACTAAATTTAATTCTCCCACGGCGCTACGCACCGGCTATAAAGGATTTTTCAAATCCTCTTTGAATATAGAGGCTAATAATGGCACAGGATAGATATCTTCTCAATGTCACGTTCAAGGAACCACGTGTTCACTTTAAACAATTATACGGATGATGAGCAAGAGGCGTTGCGTGTCTTGGGTGCTGGGGAACAGGTCAATTATCTCGTCTTTGGTCGGGAAGTTGGAGAGACTGGTACTCCGCACTTACAGGGATATGTGGAGTGGACAAGTGGAGTTTCCGTTGCTACGAGCAGACGTCGTCTGGGTGGCCGAGCGCATGTTGAAATGCGGATGGGAACTTCGAGTCAGGCTGCAGACTACTGCAAGAAGGATGGAGAGTTTGAAGAGTCGGGGACAATATCCCAACCAGGTCGCAGAAGTGACATGGAGGCTCTCAAGGCAGATCTTGAGGCTGGAAGCAATTTGCGGTCAGTGTCTAGAGATCATTTCTCTTCCTTCGTCAGATACCATCGAGGTATCATGCTCTACAGGTCCTTGAACGCGGAACCAAGGGACTTCCCTACGGAGGTTCGCTTATACTGGGGGATTGCCGATGGCGGTAAGACAAGGCGTTGCTTCGAGGAGTCGGAGGATGCCTGGGTGTGGGGAGGTGATCATTGGTTCGATGGGTACGACCAGCAGGAGCACGTCATCATGGACGACTTCAGAGGTTCGTGTATGAAACCATCAATGTTCCTAAAGATCACCGATCGATATCCGTGTCAAGTCCCGGTCAAGGGAGCCTTTGTCAACTGGAGACCAAGGATCATGTGGATTACAAGCAACGTGGACCCACGTGAATGGTGGCCCAACGTGGACGACGAGACCAATCGAGCGGTCATGCGTAGGATTAACGTGGAAGTACACTTCCCAACGGATTTATAATAAATATCTGTCAAGCAAAGAACGGGATATGGTTAAAGAGGTTAGATCTAAACGCAGACCACCTGCGGTGGCGTGCTGCGTATAACTGGTGGTGGTTAAGGAAACCTTTAATGCTATAGGTAGAACAATTAGGAGTAAAACCTCAACGATAGCTATGCCAAGTATACTAAAAAACAGCGGTAGCGTTCTCAGTGATTCCCTCTAGCTTGTAGTTGATAGTTGTTTGAACGTTCCAATTAACAGTAGCATTAGAAGAAGCTTGAGTAGGAGATGGGCAACCTTTGAATACGCAAAGCTGAACAGAAGATACTTTGGGGATATACTGGGATAAGGTAAAGTTGGATACCATGGATGCGTTGATGACGCGATTAGCAGGCTTAGAAACAGTCCAAGAAGTACAGTTACCAGTGCCGAGATAAACACGGCGAACCTTGAGGATCTTGAAGTGTTGAGAGAAATAACGAGATTGGAATGGATTAGAACCCAGATCTATGATACTAAGTTTCGGGAGAGTCCCTATAACAGAGGAGTTTTGATAGCCACGAGCCCAGTGGTCTACAGCAGTTTGCTGACCAGACTGGTTGTTGCTTTGTTTGATGGGAATGCATTCGTAGATGTCCATTTCCATTACAGTAGCGCCTTCATTGGCGATAGTGATGTCTT